GGGAATCGGTACGCTGGGGGGCGGGGTCGGCGGTGGCCGCTGGGGCGTGTTCCCATCTGAGGACGCCCTCCTCCTGGGAATGCTGTAGGTAGATGAAGCCGGACTTGGAGCGGTTGCCGTCCAGATCGGTGAGGCCGCAACGGGAGGCGCGCTTGGAGAAGCCGAACTTGTACCGGGCGGGCTCGCCCTTGGTACGGTAGAGGAAGCCGGCGTCGCGGGCGAAGTTCGTCCACTCAGCTGAGCCGGCGCCGAGGTAGGCAAGTTGAGAGGGGGTCATGCCGTCCAGGTCGTCGGCCGACTTAGGCTTCGTGGTGTGGTGCATGTAGATCATCGCGGCCTTGGTTCGCTTGAGGACTGGGTCGACTTGGGTGCGTAGCCAGTCGGTCGTCAGGGACTGGTCAGCGATGTCGAACCCTGCGTATGCGAGAAGAGGGTCCACCCAGACGACTTCGGCCCCGTGCTTCACGATGAGGCTTTCGAGGAAGGCCGGGAAGGCCGTGCCCATGTGCTTAGTGTCGCGGACGATGGCGATGTTCTCCTTGAGCCGTAGCTTCTCGGTCGGCGTCATCTTGCATGTGGCGCCCTGCCATGCTTCCGCGATGTCGCCTCCGTCGTTCTCGGCCTGAAGGATGAGAGTCCTCAGGGGACGCACGGGGGCTAGGCCGAAGACGGACTGGCCCAGGGCCCACGACGTGGCGATCTGCATCATCAGGGAGGACTTGCCCGTGCCGGAGAAGCCGACGATGGAGACGGCGTAGCCTTCGCATAGCCAGCGGCGGGCCTTGCCGACGAGCACCGTCTTATCCTCGAGAGGGTCGAAGTTGTCGAGGGCGTCGAGGTCGAACCATTCGCCGGTGTCCTTCTCGCGCTTGGCGGCCTTGCGCTGTTGGGCTAGGCGGGCATAATGGTCGAGGAGGGTGTCTGGGTCGGTGGCGTTGGCGGCGGCGTCTGCGGCCTGACGAAGCAGGGCGGCCCTCGCAATCAGGTCGACGTGCTCGGGGCGGTAGGCGTTCGTCCCTGCGTCCGTGACGAGCAGCGAGACGGTTCCGGCCTCGACCGGGGACTTCATCTCGCGAAGCTTTTGGGTGACGGTCAGCTCGTCGGCAGGGATGCCATCGACGCCTAAGGACAGGATGGCCCCGACGATGTCGGCATGCGTACCATCGAAGAAGTCGGAGGCCTTGAGGTCAGGCGGGAAGGGGAGAGCATCACGGAGCAGGACGCCGAGCAGGTGGCGTTCCGCGGCGACATTATTCGGCGGGATCATGGGAAGAGAGGGGTGGAGGTGTGGGGGCGTGGATGCCCTCGGTCAAATGTTTTAACGCTTAGGGGTTGGCGGGCCGTAATGGTCAACGGCTCGAAGTCTGCCGCCTGTGCCGGTAAGGATACGGTAGCGGGCCTTGACCAGGACGCCTAACTTGACGGCCTTGTTGATGTAGATGCTGGCGGTGTGCGCTGCCTTCACGCCCCATTTAGTTGCCCACTGATCGCGGGTGAGGAAGCCCTTAGGAGGTTTAACGGCGCTACGGTTTATCTCGGCCATGACGGCCAGCAGGATGGGGTCTTTTCCGACCCGGGTGTACATCATCTTTTTCTTCGAGACGGTCATCGCTTCTTAGGGCTAAAGGTTTTCAGGTCTGTCTGCCAGATCCACACGTCGCCCATCTTATGGCAGAGCCATGCCTTGTAATCTCCGCCGGCGGTCACGAAGCCAGCGACCCAGCCTGAGCCCCATCGAGCCGACGCTAGTCGCTGAGTGCTATATGTCATGTCCTCCTTACGGCAAAGGCATCCAGCTGAGAAGGCGTTACCGCCCCCGTGCTTGGTCAAGGCGATGCTGGCGAGGTTATGGGTATGCCCATGGATTAGAGCGCCGCCATGCTGGCTGTAGTGAAGCCCTTGTAAAACAGTGGCATTGGCTCCGTAGGCGTAGCCATGCACCATAGTCACAGGACCCAGACGGAAGACGCCCTTATCGGCATGATATGGCAGAATGGTCTTAGCGCCGCACTTGCGGGCGTGGGCGTTGACGTGGTCCTTCACGCCTTGGCAGTAGTCGCGTACCAGGGCAGAGCCGGCACCTTGCGCGGCGTCTAGTCGGTGTTCGTGATTGCCCCAGAGCCAGACGTTGGGACGCCAGCGGGTAAAGAAGTCCTTACCTTCCTCGATGTCAGCCTGGAGCGACTCGGCGCCTTCCTTATCCGTTCCGACGCCCTTGCGCAGGGAGCGGAAGTCGTACTGATCTCCGCCGGCCACGCGGATGTCGGGCTTGAAGTCCTTGGTGAATTCGTAGAGCGCTGCCAAGGCCTCGGGGTCGCCCATGTCTCCATGGTTGTCTGAAGCGTAAATGAACTTGGTGATTTTGCTCATCGGTTTAGGTGTGGAATGGGTTTGCCTGCGTCATAGGCCGCGAGCATCTCGTCGCGGTGGCGTCGGGCGGTCTCGAGGTCTTTGCCCAGGTTGTGGAGGATGTCGGTCTTGCGCCGGCGGATGCGCAGCCACCAGCAATCGCCCAGCTTCTGGAGGTGGTGGTTGGGGTTCTCGGCCTTGATGACCGGGTCGCGGCCGTCACGACCTGCCCGGGTGTACTTGGGGCACGATAGGAGAAAGTCGATTCGTTCCTGGCTAAGGCCTGCACGGAGAGCCCACTGGATACGCTCCTCGAGTGACAGCTCTTTCTCCATGATCAGAGTCGCCATGTCTTCGCGATATATCGCCCTTCCTGCATGATGGTATTGCGGGAGTTAGGGGCGAAGGTCAGTTCAAGGTCGAAGCAGTGGCGCTCGCGGATGGCGAGGATGCTGTCGAGCTCTTCGTTATTCGCGGGACCGATGCCGGCGGTGGAGACGTAGATCGTGCGGACCTTCCAGCCGAGGTCGTGCAAAATATCCTGACACACAAGCAGCTCGTTTTCGTACCGCCAGTCTGAGGTGACCACCGTCTCCGGCGCCTGTTCCCCTGGCGTCATCTGGATGGGGCAATAGTAGGCAAGATTTTTGGCGAAGATGTCCTTATCGATTGACCGGGCAAGTCGGCCAGCGGCGACGAGAAAATCCCGATGTTGAACCTTGAAGGGTTCCGTATGAAAGTCCCCCTCAAGATTGAGGCTCATGAGATAGTCATTTGCCGCGTCCTTGAGGTAGTCGGCGAACGATTGCTTACGCGCCGGCCTCGTCGACCACTCCAGGATGCCCGAGGCTAGGGTGTCCTTCCCGGCCCTTGCATATCCGCAGATCAGAACAAGGGTCGGGGCGGCCATGGTCGTCATTAATAGGGGACGTCTTCGGGGTTCGGCAGGTCGTTCGCGACGGTCGGCTTCTGGGAGCCCTTCGGATAGGTCAGCTTGTACTTGTACTGGGGCTTTCCGTTGTACTCGCCATTGGGTTCGACCTCTACGCCGACGAGGATGGTCTGGCCGCAGGCGCCGTCGATGTACTGGAGGTACTCGGCGGGGGTCGCGTCGAGCCTGATCTCGTTCGTGAACTTGCCGGAGAACTTGCCGACAAGCATGGCGAGCGCCTTGCCGTATTTGCTGGAGAAGTTCTTGCTCAGGCAGAAGCCTTTGTCGTCGACGAAGAACAAGCGGGCGGAGCAGGTGCCGTCCTCCCAGACCTTGACCTTGTCGGTGCCCTTGGGGCGGATGAGTTTCAGGCGGTAGGTTCCGTTGGTCGAGATGTTCGTCAGCGGGGGGCGTTCGTTTGTGGGTTCCATATTAGGCGAAGGTGATAGGGGTGGCGGTGGTCGTGGTCTTGACGTCGATGACCTGCACGTCGTCTGGGTAGGCGGGCCAGACGCCAGAGGCGCTGCACTCGCGGTAGAGGCTGATGGCCTTCTCGAAGTCGGAGACTGCCCAGGACATGAGCTCGGGTCCAATCTCGCAGACGGCGGTGGCGTAGGGCGGTTCCTTCTCGACGAAGAGGAAGCGGAAGCCGAGGGGGCGTCGGCCAGTGGCGAGCTCGTAGACGATGCGGTACCAGTAGGCCTGAAGGTTGTAGCGGTAATTTCGGATGGCCTTGAGCATGCCGGCAGCCGAAGCGTCGTCAGTCGTCTTGATGTCCCAGAGGTAGTCGCCGGCCACGCCGTCGATGGCGGCCTTGAGCGGGATGCCGTTATAGTCGACGTGGTACATGACTTCCGTCTCGTCGAACTTCACGCCGTGCTTCTTGAGCGCGAGGCGGGCGAACGAAGCGACGAGGTGCCCGGTAGCGGACTCTTCCGCGTCGAGGATGGTCTTGCCGGCGTTGGCGGTGGCGAAGGCGGCCCACTGTTCCTTGCCGTCCTTAGTGCGGCGATCCACGTCAGGGGCGGTCGCATAGAGGTCGTCTAAGGTGTGCGGCTCGAGGATGGCAGAATGAACGAAGGTGCCGAAGCGCAAGGCCTTGGTCTCTTCGTGGGGTGTGTTGATGTAGGCCTGATAGTGCGAAGCACTGACCAGGAGATATTTCGCGGCTGACTGGTTAAGCGCTGGGAAGGCGCGGTATTCTTTTCTGTCGTGGATTTGTGGCATGGTGGTGGGAAATTAGAGGGCGGCGTCTTCGTCGCTCGGGTTGGCTTCTTCGACGTGCGCTGAAAGAAGGTTGCACAGGTCAATGGCGTTGTCGGCGGCGAGGGCTACGCGGTCGAGCTGATTGCGGAGGACGCGCTCATGAGCGACCACGGCCTTCAGGCGGTCGTAGATCGGTTTGATGTGGTAAGCCTCTTCGATGTCATCGGCGCTCAGGCGCTCGAGTTCGGCTGCGGCCTCATTGATGGCGAGTTGCAGATGATACAGGTCGTCACCGGCAACGCGGTGAGAATCATCGGGGGTCGGACGTAAGGCGGCGACTTCGCCACCGAGCTGAGTGAGGATGTTCCTCAGGTATTCGCGATTGGTCATCGGGTGAAGGTAAGTTCTTTTAGTTCTCCACTGGGAGCGAGCGTAAAGAAGCGGACTTGTGATCGTGCCAGCGACGGGTGCGTCTTGC